CTTCGCCCGCCGTCAAGGTCAAGCACTTCGCCGTGAAGGACGGTAAGCGCACCGAAAGCGAGAAGACGATCACGGAGGTGGTCGACTCGCTGGTCGGACAGATCAACGCCTCCTCGAAGAAGCTTTTCGAAGTCGTGACTGATGGCGGCGTGCGCCGGCGCGAGGAAGGCCCGTCTGGCGACGACGCTGGCCGCGAGATCGACGAAAAAGCCAAGGCCCGGATGCGCGACGGCAAGAGCAAGGACTACGCCGAAGCCATGGAGGCGGTGCTTTCGGCGGAACCCGAGCTCGCGGAGCGCTATAACCAGCAGCAGGCCGCCGGGCGCCAGTAGCCAGGGCAACCCCAAAGAGAAACGAAAAGGAGATCGCAACATGAAACTCATCACCAAGCTCTTCTCCGCCGCCCTGGCGGCTTTCGCCGAGTCGCTCCTCGCCTGCCGGGCGGAGTTCGGAGAACAGGTCAACTGGCCCGGGCTCACCGCCGCGGCGAGCCTGAACCACCACCAGTACGGGGTGGTGCGCTTCGCCGCCGCGACCACGGTGAATATCTGCTCCGAGGTCCTCAAGGGCGCCGCCCTGAAAGGGCCGATCGGGATCCTCCAGAACAAGCCGTACGTGAACGAGGCCGCCCAGGTCTGCCTGTTCGGCCTTTCGAAGGTATTCGGCGGGGGAACGATCACCGCCGGCGCGCCGATCAGCTACGACTCTTCGGGGCACGTGATCGACGCGGTTTCGGGCGACGTGGTCATCGGGCGCGCGATGGAGGCGGCGACCACCGCTGGGGAGATCGTCACCGCGATGATCTTCCCGCCCATCAAGTGGGCCGATGTCGCCTAACGTCAACGTCAGGAGAAACGTAACCATGAAAAAGATCCTCACCTTCCTGCTCGCCGCTATGTCGGCATACGCCGAGGGGGCGCTCGCCGCGAACCTCGGCGGTCAGCGCGACGTTTACGTCGACGTTCCGCTCTCGAACGTCGCGGTGATGGCGTTCAGCCGCGGGGGCTTCGTCGGCCCGGCGCTCTTCCCGGTCGTTCCCGTGCCGAAGCAGTCCGGCATGTACCCGACGATCACCAAGGCGGACTGGTTGCGCATTCCGCAGTCCACCGTCCGGGCGCCGAAGACGCCGCCGCGGCGCGTCTCGTTCAGCGTCAGCTCGGATCAGTATAACGCGATCAACTACGCGCTGGCGGGCGACAACTCGATCGAAGACCTCGCGAACGCGATGGTGGCTTTGCGGTTGCGGCAGAACACCGCGCGGTTCGTCGTCAGCCAGCTCGCCGCCGACTACGAGGTGCGCATCGCGAATAAGGTCACGTCGATCTCGAACATCGGGTCGGGCGTCACCCTCGCCGCGGGCAGCCGGTGGTCGAACTACGCGAATTCGGACCCGATCGCCGACGTCAGCACGGGGCACGCGTTCATCCGGAACAACACCGGCATCCGCGCCAACACACTGCTGCTGGACTACGACACGCACCGCATCGTGCGGCGCCACCCCGTCCTGCTGGACCTCTACAAGTACACGGACGGCGGGTTCCTCACGATGCTGCAGCTCCAGGAGGTCTTCGACGTGGGCCGCATCCTGGTCGCCGACGCGATCCGCGAGAACGCGAAACAGGGCGGCACGAGTTCGATGACGAACATCTGGGGCAACAACGCGCTGCTCTGCTACGTCGACCAGGACGCCGTGTCGGAGGAGACGGCCACGTTCGGCCTCGGCTTCCGCTGGACGCCCGATGGTGCCCCGGCCCCGATGCAGGCGCGGACGTACATGGACCCGGACCCGGGCAAGAAGGCCGAGGTCGTTGAGGTCGGCTACTACCAGGACGAGAAGATCGTCGCGGCGCAACTTGCGTATTTGGTGGGTTCGACGCTGTAACCCAAGGGGGCTGCCGCCACCACGGGGCAGCCTCGCAACCTGCAAAGGAGAAAGAATGCTCCGCAGACTCACGAAGGACGCCGGCCGATTCAAGGCGGGCGTCCTGCACGACTGGCCGCTCACGGTCTGGCACTCGGTGGCGAAAGACGCCGGGTTCAAGTCCCTGGACGAGTTCAGCAAGCCGGAAGAGATGAACACGGTGCTCCAGAACCGCAACGGAGGCGGGAAGGAAACTCCCCGCACCGCGGCGCGCGCCGGGGCGCACTGATAATCCCGCCGAAAAGGAACCGCATATGAAACGCACGCTCGCACTGTTCGCCGCCGTCCTCGCCCTCTGGACCGAGGGGGCGCTGGGCTGCCAGGTCGGCCCGATGAAGCCGCTGGAGCTCCTGTTCGCGCCGTTCTTCAAGGGGCCGAGCTTCATCCGGACGAACTCGCACGGGGCGCAGTTCGCCGGCCGCACCACGCTCTCGAGCGGGTCTGCGTCCCAGGTGGTGAGCACCTCGAACGTGGCGAGCGACAGCCTGATCGGGCTGACGGCGCAGGTAGCGCTCGCCGGGGGCTACACGTTCGTGGGCCGCACGGCCATCGCCTCAGGCCTCTCCACGGCGCCGGCGTCTACGATCGCGATCTACAGCGGTGACATCGTCCAAGCCACCTTCGAGAGCCCGAATGCCATCACCTCCGGGCAGGCGCTGCGCGTCGACTCGATCGTCAACGGCGTTTCCTTCTCTCTGGCGACCGCGAACAGCCTGACGGTGATCGCTTCCGGCGCCGTGGTGATGTGGGAGATCGCGGCCAAAGATCCGTCGCGGCTGAAGGTGAACACGATCAGCGACGGCAGCTACTTCACGATCGGCTGGGCGGACGGCCGCGCGCGACCCGTCGACGTCGTGGTGATGTGGGAAACCAAGCGCCCGGGCAGCGCATAACGGGACGATGGACCGATGCTCGAATACGCGGTCATCGCCTCCGGGTTCCTGGTCAGCGGGAACGTAGACCTCAGGCAGCGCAAGCTCGAGGCGATCTTCTGCCCGACGCTCCTCGCGAGCGGCACGCTGGCGGTTCAGGGGAATGTCGACACGGTCAGCGGGAACTTCGTCCGGATGCTCGAGACGCGGCAGCCCGGGTCCGGGGATTTCCAGCTCGCCGTTGGCGTCGGGAGCCGCTGGATCGGCTGGCCGGCGGGCATGGACTCGCCGGCATACGCGCGGTTCGAGATCGTCACGGCCGCTGGATCGCTCCAGCACGACAACCGCACGCTCACCCTTGTCACGAAGCCGCGCTAGGGAGGGCGGCGACGCGCGCTCCCAAGAAACTTTCCTCAACCGCATGATCATCGACAGGAAGATCGAGACATGACCCAAGCAGGCACGCTGTATAAATTGAACTTCCCGAACGGGAAGTCCTACATCGGCATTACCACCAGGGGCATCGAGGCACGATTCGCTGGCCATTTGTCGGCGGCGAAATCTGGATCCGATTTGCCGTTAACGCGGGCAATACGAAAGCACGGGGCGCCGGACAAGCAAATCCTTGCATTCATGAATCACGACGACCTGCCAGCCGCCGAAATCCGCGCCATTCGCGTGTTCGGAACGCTCACGCCGAACGGGTACAACGTGACGTTCGGCGGCCAGACGTCGCCGACCCTGAGGCCGGAAGTGGCGGCGAAGATGGGCCGTTCGCATCTTGGCATGAGGCCTTCCGAAGAAACACTTGAAAAATTATCCGCGTGGCAACGCGGGAAACCTAAGAGCGCGAAACACCGCGCGGCGCTAAAAGAAGCGAAGCGCCTCAAGCCATTCACGGCAGAAGTGCGGGCGCGCATGTCGGCCTCGCACCTGGGTGTTCCTTTGAGCGCAACTACGCGAGAACGCATGTCTATCGCTGGGCGCGGAAGGCCAAAGAGCGTAGAACACAAAGCGAAGATCGGCGCATCGAACCGAGGAAAAATTCTTTCTCCGGAAACTAGAGCCAAGATCAGCGCCGCGCAACAAGGGAAAAAGAGTGGGCCACACACCAAGGAGACCCGCGCAAAAATGGTCATCGCGTGGGACCTGCGTCGCAAAAAGACTGCGATGCGGAACGCGGTTGTTGGGGGTGTGTCATGAGCCGCCCTTTGACGATTGCTATGGCCGTGCCTGGGCTTCCTTTCAACGGGGAAACTTTCAACCGACAGAGCTTGGGAGGCTCAGAATCGGCGGGGTATTATCTCGCGCGCGCCTTGGCAAAACTGAAACACAGCGTGACTGTGTTTTGCAATACGGAGAAGATGGTCTCTTGCGCTGACGTTGACTACATTCCGCTGCAAAATTTCAGGGCGTGGGTCGAATACACCCCGCATGACGTGTGCATCGTTCAACGGGCGCCGGACATGCTGCAGGGGTACAACCAGGCGAAGCTGACGATCCTCTGGTGCCACGACCTCGCGATGAAACGCGCCGAGCCGATGTACCGTGGAACGTCCTGGAACTGGGACAAGGTGGCCGTCCTCTCCGAGTTCATGCGCGGGCAGTACAAGCAGGTCTACGGGTTCTCGGACTCGCAGCTCTTCCTGACGCGCAACGGGGTCGACCTGGAAGCCGTCGCCGCGGCGCGGGCCGAGTTCGAGGCCCTGAAGACCACCACCAGGAATCCGCTCTCGATGTTCTTCGCGGCGCGGCCCGAACGCGGGCTGGACATCCTGCTCGCGGAGATCATGCCGCGCATCCTGAAGGAGGAGCCAAACGCCAAGCTCTTCGTCTCGGCCTACGACAACCCGGTGGAGCACCTGGCGGACTTCTACGGGCACTGCCGCGCACTCGCCGAGAGCATGAAGGGCAACGTCGTGGCCCTCGGGTCGCTCACGAAGTCCGAGCTCTACACCGCGTACCACGCCGCGGGGCAGTACGTCTACCCGACGCCATCGCGGCTGGCGCCCGATTTCGATGAAATTTCCTGCATCAGCATCATGGAAGCCCAGGCGTGCGGGATGCCCGTGGTCACCTCCGCGCGCGGGGCGCTGCCGGAAACCCTGTCCCCGGAGGCCGGGCGCCTCATCGCGGAGCCCGTCCACACGGCAGCCTACGCGGACGCCTTCGCCGAGGCCTGCCTGCGGTACATGCGCGATCCGGAGGCCCGCAGACGTGCGTCGGCCGCCGGCCTGGCGCGCGCGGCCACGCTGGGGTGGGATGGCGTGGCGAAGCAGTGGAGCGAGATGATGGAGGCCGAAATTCGTTCCAGATCTGCGGATCTGGCGACTCTGGCCAACCACTTCTGGCGCCGGAGCGAGATCTACGGGGCGAAGGAGTGCCTCAAGAGGCTTCCCGCGGACGACGCGGCGAGCGCGCCCGTGCGCCGGCGCATCGAGGAGGACTGGGGCT